ATAATCAATTCCGTTCATTAGTTGGGCTAGATCTTTACCTAACATTCCACTTGTTGGCTCATAGAAGAAATTAATTCTGTCAGCTGCCGACATATGTTCAAAGTTTTTCTCATAGGTAATTCTAATGGTCTCTCCCACAGTAGGTGCAGTATCTAATGTTAACAATCCAGAATAACTGGTGTATCCTCTGCTGGTAGATTTTCTAGTCGATAACGTATACTCGCCTCGTAAAATGTCAATGCCAGTAACTCCAGGAGTGTTAGGATTTATTCCTGCTGGATATAACTTGATAGAAGCTGATCCTATTTCTATTCTTGGACTCCACTTTAACGCAAATTGTACACGTGACCCTGTACCAAGTAATGTTTCAGTTTCAGTTTTTTCACTAATATGATAGTCTCTAGTTATTCTATCAAATTTAATAGCAATCTTATTTGCTCTAACTACTTCACTTTCAATAATAGCAATTGCGGTTGCTGCGGTTCCTGTCTCAGATAGGCCGCCGTCTAGTGTGATGATAGGTGCCTTAAGATAGCGTGTGCCGCCTGATATTAAATCAATTCTGTTGACTTTGCCGTTGGAAATATATGCTTTTGCAGATGCGCCGGTGCCGAATCCACTTTCAATTTTAACTACAGGTTGATTAATATATCCGCTGCCGCCATTAAATATTTCTATAGACTGTATAGTAAATCCTACATGATCATACCAGTGTTTCCACGGATATGCTAATATGCTATTTGAAGATGCATCAATAGTGCCATTGTTGGCAACTGTTACATTCATCGGTGTAACTGTTAAATTTTCAGTGACTAACGGAATTAAATCAAAGTCAGTTGTTGATTGTCTAGCATAATCTGTTTTGTTATAAGAACTAACATACTCTCTAATTTTTGTTCTGTATGGTTTTACTTCATTAATATAGTCTTCAAAATTAGACAAATTATCGTTATTATATGTAACTTTTTCTTTTAGTTCGCCTACATTATGAGTTGCTTTTACAAAACTAGTCTTAAATGCCCAGTCAATAAAAATTTGCTCGTGCATTACATAACGCAAACTTGAAAAGAATAATTTTAAATATTCAACTCGAAGATTGTCAACGAAAATTTTATCTTTAATAGAATTGATAATAATTCTTAATTCAGCTGCTGCATAATTATCATACAAAGAAGCATCAAATAGTTGATTGTCAAATCCTACTGATGAGTTAATAAATGTATAAATGTTACTTGCAAATTGTATAGTTCCGGATTGTCTGCCAACAACTTTATAATTTTGTGTATAGTCAATTGTTGTTAAATTATCGTATTTCTCTAATAGTAGCCAGCCGCCGCTACCGATATTTTTTACCTTAACTATGCTGCCAATGTTTGCAGACAGTGTTACAAGATAATATGTATTGTCGACTAGATAATCAATTTTTGTAAACTGTGTATACCCAGTAGCATACCAATCAGCATACGTCCAGAATTTTGTTACATCAAATGATTGACTTCTTATACGATTCCAACTGCTGTCTCTAGCAGTCCACTCATAGATACTCCATTTATCAAATGAACTAGTATCGCTGGACACCAACACAGCATGAGGTCTTACTATTAGCATAGTCTCACTGAAATACCCGCGCCCGGCATTTTGTATAGTAACACTGATAATTCTGCCAGCAGTATCTAATATTGGAAATAGGACTGCCCCAATTCCTGAACTTACAATTTTGATAAGTGGAGGATTTTTGTATCCGTATCCTGGATTATCTATCAATATATCAGTTATAATTCCATTTTCAGTTACCGCAGTTAGTGTTGCCTGAACTAATGATGCAGTTCCAATAAATCGCAACTCAGTGTCTAAGTCAATAACAGTGTCCCACAATCCTGAAACTGTTGACGGGGCAGGATCAGATAACATTAGATCACTTATATCAAAGTCATCGACAATTAAATTTTCCATTAAGATAGCATTAACTCGTTCTATGTACTGTTTTAATGCTTCAACTCTATTAACAAACATCCCCTGACGAGGTCTAAATTCTATTCCGTAACGATTTTTTACTGGAAGATTAGTATCAGGAATAACCCGATCGTTACTGTCTTTTCCGATTAAACTGTCTATCCATTTGTTTTCAATATTTTTAGGAATAGTTGTGTTTGGATGCTCGCTTATAATTTTCCATTGACTGTGCATGTTAATGTCATGATTCTCTATTAACCATGTCTGGAAATTTAATACTATATCAGTACCTTCTAATAGATTAGCAAAATTAACTAAACTAAAACTGTTTGTACCAGTAGGGGCAACACAGGTGTATCCGTATCCTATAGGATCAGATATTAGGCTGGATATTTTGTCTGCTGCTATTGTTCTACCAGCAGCATTAGGTGTTATTTTTTTATTCTTAACCCAGAAATAATATGTAGGAATTAATCGTTGCCCAACAGTGTCATATTTGTTTTTAACACTATAGACAGTGTCCCCATAAAGGCTTGTACCACTAATACCTGCGGCCAGTCCTTTAGTAGTATCAGCTAAATTGTTCCATTCGCTTGGTAGATACTTTGTTTCAACCCATTCGTAGATATCAATGCTTGCAGTTTTATATAACTTGTTCCAAGTAGTTGATCTATATACTACTTCTCCTCCTTGGTTGTCTAAAAACTTAGCACGAGTTAAATTCCACCATAACATACCTACTTGAGCGGTAGTCCAATTTAATCCGCTATCAACGTTAACTGCACTAGTACCCACAGAGTAAGTTGCTGGGTCAAAATATGTTTTGTATCGAATTTCTTGGTCGGCTATGCCTGGAATTTTTCCCTGTATCGGATCAACTACGTCAAGGTACGTTACAATAGTATTGGTTATTTTATTGTATAGATATGCCTTTTTAACATTAGAAATATTTGGTCTCGGTTGCTCGTACACTTTTAAAGTCCATGATTTTAACACCGGTGATTTAACATATGAGAACATTGTACCGGCAGAGCTGTTAAAATTAGGTGCTCCAACTAAAATTGTATTATTACCTGTGGCAATTGATGCTCCGTAACTGACAGCAGTTGAAGTGACACTTTCGCCGTATAAAAATTTAGTACCGTAAAGATCATAAATATCAACTCGGCTTGCGCTAGTAGCAAATACTACTAACGTAGTATCGTTGTTAGTAAATTGTACCGTTGTGCCAAATTGGTCGCCTATATCTTTAGTTAAACTTGTAATTATTTGATACGGTGTGCTGGCACTGGTCGTATTGTATATATAGACGTTACCAATATCACTGCCAATAGCAATATACTGAGAAGATTGGGCTAACGAAATACTTTTACCAAATCTATCACTTGATGCAATGCCACTAAGCGTAGTTGACAATACATAATTGTTTAGAGTTAACGTATATAGTTTTACTTGACCTTTATTTGAAACAGCACTCGGTACTGCTGCGGCAAACCTGTTGCCTGTTGCAGACATTGTGATATTTTCAACATCAGTTATTAATAACGAGTTTACATAATTGGCCCAGCTACTATTCCCAGTAGCTTGATAAAAATACACTGCATCAATTGACGACACTGCTAAAATATAAGTAGTTCCATTTTTAGCAAATGCTAACTTAGTTCCAAATTGTTTGTCAGCTGCCGGAGTTTGACTTATTATATAATTAACAAAAGTATATCTATTGCCTGCTGCTTTATAATACAGGGAAACATACCCTTGATTATTAAATCCGCTTCCATTGACATTAGATGCTGACGAGGCGGCAATTGCTAACCATTTGCCGTCAGCTGATAACGCAGTTTCGGCACCAAATTCTTGAGTAGCAATGTCAGCTATAGATGAGTCAATTACCAGTGAATGCGTTTGAATCCATTTATATACTTGCGTACCAATAGTAGTGTTGTATGTTCCTGAGACATTTTGTCTTTCTAATATAATTACCTGGGCAGCATCTGTTACAATTGCCGTGGTACCGGTTTGAGATACTGTTACTTTTTTACCAAAGTTTAAACCAGTAAGATCAGGAATAGTAGTAAGGTCTATATTAAAAGAATTATATATTGTATTATTTTCGTAAACACCCCAGGTGCCGTTGCCAGAATCTTTGGTCCATAATAATTCACTAGGTTTAATACTAGTTGGTAAATTATTATTTACATTATCAATTGTATCAAACAAGCAAGGAACAAACTGGTACAATACTATTGCTGGTGGTTCCGGTAACGGCGACCAGCCTGTTGCTACTGTGCGAATAACAATTTTTCGTGGTGTTGATGCTCCGGGCGTGCTGCCAACTCGCTCTACGCCAACTGAGTACACCGTATAAAATCCATCTTTTGGAACAGCAACATTTGTGAGACCTACTATATCGCCAGCGACTACATTAGGAATTATATTGCAGGTTAGAACTATTTCTCCAATTTTACTAGTAGAGTTATAAAAGTATTCTGCTTTAGTTACAGTGAATGCACTCTGAGTAAATCTATATACATTCCATCGTTCTTTAAAACTGTTTAATTTATTTTCAAATGCGCACCATACATAGTCACCTTCGGTAAAGATACTAATATCATTTAGTAACGTAACGTCTAATGTGTCAACACTTAAATTTACATCTTCATATCTAACAAATCCAGGAGTACGCAGAAACTGTTTAGTGCCTGTTACTGTCCATATATCGTTATTATATCCTAACGGTTTAATGTATATATCCGACGGACGTTGTCTGTAGACAAAATCAACTACTGCGGAATCAATTGTTGATACTAACTCTACTGGTTGAGGATTTATTTTAAATTGTGATTCATCTAAAATAAATTCTGTTTCATCAAACGCGGTAACGGCGCCGTATGATCCTACACGAACTGCCCATTCTTCGTTAAATGTTAAACTTTCTACGCCATCAGCACTTAGCACGTCAAACAATTTATTAAGAACATTTTGCGTACCTTTTTCAATAATCATACCTTGATAAAATTTATATTGACTCACATCGTCTTTGATAATATTTTCAAGGTACTGACGTTTCTGGTATCCAATTAAGTGCTGTGCAAATTTCTGTTGCTCTGCATCAAAATTGTCAGTATCGAGGTCGTAAAAATCGGTAAACTGTTCAGCTCGATAATCCCAGTTAGCTGACATTTTTGCTGTGGGCTTTTCAGCAAGCAAGGACCAGTTAGCAGCATTGAACTTTTGGACACCCGGTAAGGTTGATAATGCAGAATAATAAAATTCTTTATACTTTACAATGTCACCTAGTTTATAATCAGTCCATGGTGTCCAGTCATATATTCTAGCTTGGTCAAAAATAAATCCTGGAATGTTAAAACCGCCCTTCCAACTTTGACTGAGATATCCGATAACTTTAATACGTTCCTGACGGTATCCGGGTTCAAGATCATAGATAACATCATTAAACAATGTTCTGTTATCTAAGATCATTACATGTTCTTTTTGTATCATATAAAATACAGCGCCATATATTCCATGGGTAGTACTTGTAGGAGTTATTGAAAATTGATTTTCATCGTCATTTCGATAGGTATTAGTAAATTCAGGTTCTAATTTTTGACCATCTACTCTAAATATTTTATATCCATAAAACGGATCTAGCAGATCATTAACCACACTGTTAGTAGTAGATAAGGTTATTCTATTTGCTGCTGGGCTCACAGAAAGTACTGCGCCGGCGCTCCAATTCTGGGTTGTCCAAAACATAAATTCTTTTACTGCGGTTTCCCAGTTGGTAATAGCTTTTAATGTAGTGTTAAAGTCATCAAATACAAATCCTTGATTTGACAAATATGCCCCGTACCCTTGCAAGAAATCTACTACTTCTTGAACTGTTGCTAACTTTGTTCCGTAGCCCAAAGTTAATGGTAGTGTAGTATCCCATGATTTTCTAATGTTGGCATCACGGCCGCCACTAACTGGCAATACTGCAAGTCTAGAAAATAGTGTAGCGTCAAACGTATCTGTAGAGGTATGGACAACATTTACTCGATAATATTGGTTACCGTAATATACAATTCCACCAGCAACATAACGTTTGCCAGCTGACCATATAATATAACTTTCAGATATTCCGCCAACATTAATAGTTCTAGCAGATTCTAACCACGGATAGTAATTAAAATACGGTTGCTCGTTATAATATCCGGTGATTTCAAAACCATCAACATGTTTGGTAATAACTACTCCGCTGTATACTACTTTTTTAACTGCTGACGATGTGTTTAAGAAAACAGTGTAATTTTCTTCAGGAATAAAAATACTACCAGTACTGGTTGGACTCTTACTATCTAATAATAATTTAAATTTATTCTTTGCGGTAAATCCGCCTAACTTAACTCCAAGATTGTTAGTTAGAGTATCTAAATCAGTCTGATACTGACTAATCAACACGGTTGTATCATTGGTCAAATAGTCAACGATGTAGTTGATTAATCCTGATGTTGATACTCGTTGTGTACTTGTTGCAGTTGAGGGCAATACAATATCAGCAAGCCTAATACGTAATCCAGTTTCAGAATAGACTAATTGATTACTAAGATTACGCACCGTACGACTTCTATCTAAACATGTTCCAAGAACTCGATTAGGTTGCATTAGTAATGCTGCTTGAATGATTGCAAAAGGATAATGTCCCGAACGACGCCATGCAGATTCAACTGGTCCAACATCGCCAAATGTATAATAGCCTTCTGCAGTTGGTTTGATAGGACCGTTTACAAAATTAGAATTAACTGGGTCTTGCAATTCGCCATTCTCGTCTACAGGCACACCGTGGGCTAAGATAGACTTTGCAAATTTATCCAAACGTCTAATAGGTTGTCCAGGTTCTCTAACTATGCCCTGACGGATATCATCCCACATGATTAAATTGTCACTAGTATAAGGGACTGGACCGTAGACTTCTTGCCACCACGTTGGAGCTAAACTAAATCCCAAACACTCCCATGGATGTGTATGCGGGCGGTCAGTATCTAACAACCAACGATATATACCTCTCCAGTAAGCCGGAACAGGGTATCCGTTAGGAGAATAATTACCTCGATAATTAAACGTAAATGGATCTAATCTGTTCCACCATTCAATATTCTGTTTAGTAAAATCTTGTCCAACATTGCTGGTCCATTGATAAAAGAATGTGCCTAGGATAGATTCGTATTCATCTTTTGAGTATACTGTTGCTCTATCATACCCCGGAACGTAATCGTAGATATTAAAAATATCAGGATTATATTGTACTTTGATATTATTGAAAATACGTTTTTCTAATTCCAAGATTAGGTCATCTCGGTAGTCGCCAAATGCAATAGTTATACTACCATCGTGTCCTTGAATAACTTCCGTTGGTACGGCGTAGGTAGTGTCTACAAATTTTGAAGGAACAAACTTAGGATATAAACCTAACTTAGTAGGTGTAGCAGGACAGAATGACCCGTCAGTACTTTCGTACTCTACTGCCATGATAATATCACCATCAGTAAGGTCAGTTAGTATTTCAAAGAATACATCTGTACCAAATACGTAATCTTGGCCTTCTACTAGTTGCACATCGTTTAGGTAAAGATTAACTGCTTTATTTGATAATACTGTTAAATTAAATACCGCATTTAATGGATATATTTTTGTACGAGCATCAAGCACTGTATATTCAAATATACTAGACGCGGCATATCCAAACATATCTGATAGGTAGTAAGGACGTGATGTGGATTTATCTTTTGCTAATTCTGCTAGTACATGGTCAACGTGTCGTCGTGGATCTGTGTCAATTCCCGAACTAGTTGCTGTTACAATAAATGCTCTCTTAAATTTACTGTAATCATCTCGTGCTTGTTCTAATGCTTTGAATACATTTGCAGTTGGGGTGCCGAGGTGGTATAGACTTAAATTTACAGGACCAGAATGTTGAATAAATCGTGTGCCATACGCTGTAACATTTCCAATATCTCGTAAATTACCAGTGCCAGGATATGTACCAACAAATGCACTAATATTGTCAATTATAGTATCAACGTGATCAATTACTTGACCTAATGTAAATTCTGATAAGTTATTGTTTAATGGATTGTTTTGTAAATTAACTGGGATTTCATAATATCCGTTATTATTTTTTTGCTGTGCAGAAAAACATTTCAATGTAACTACGTCAGTCAATGCAACATTAGTCGTTAGCAATATATATTTTCTAACACTGTTTTCAGTAATAGTATAATTAGACCTAGGCTGTCTCTTTCCGTTGATGTATACTCTAACTTCTAAATCAACTAACTTATCTACATTTGAATATACGTCAACTGGAAAATTATTAACTAATCCACTTTCTTTAAATATTCTAATAATGGGCTGTAAATTTGTTATCAGTGTAGTCTTCCATCCATTAACATAATTAAAAGTAGTTAAATTTGAAATTGATTTTAAGAATCCAACATCAGTAGGCTGAGTAATAATATCAACTACATTTTTATATTTAAAAGTGTCAGATAACAGATTAAACTCAAAAGCAATATCACCAATATTGTTTATATTTTGATAGGATAATGGAAATCCTAATTCGGTATCAGTTGTTCCAGTTCCTACTTTATATGAAAATAATTTAGTGCCTGCAAATGTTGTACCGTCATATACCAATGCGTTTCCGTAGCTGTTGCCGCTGGCGGCAAATACGTCAAATAATGGAGGTTGATTAACCTCCGTTTTTGTCTGACCAATTTTCCATGTAGTGCCAGTGTACCAATACATTAGTCCCTGATTCACAGTTCCTTGCTCTACTAACAAAGTTTCATTCACTAATGGAATACTGTCATCAGCTTCGACTAAATTAATTTGTCTACGATATCCAGAAAACACTTCTAACTTGTGTACATCTGAGCCTGTTGCAAAAATATCAGCAACCACTGTTAAATTTTTGTCAGTATATAATTTTATTTGAGTAGTATTAAGTACTAACACATAGTAGGCTTTTCTGTTGATCAACCCAGAAATATCTGCATTACCATTATTAAGATATAATATTTGATTGCCTGTTGTTAGACCGTGACCAATAGAATTAGTTAATGTGTTAGTTTCTATTGTAATAATATTAGTATCCGTATCAACTCCAGATAACGCATAAAAACCAATCTGGCGGCCGGGAACCGTAATATTTACAAAATTAATATTAAAGATTCGATCTTTAACTAGAGAGTCAGTATCTGCTGTAAACAATACTCGCATTCCGGCAGCAAGGTCTACTCCGTCAATATTATACCCTAACTGACCTTCAACGGTTGAAAATACATCTTTAGTAAATGTATCAACTAATGTAACGTTGGCTTTTACTTGATGCCCAAAATTAAATAATTTTAGTCCGACATTAAACTCAATAATAGGACGTATTGCTCGGGCTGCTTGATCAAGAGATGGAACTTGCCCAACTGCTGTTGCGGCAGCTATGATCACATCTTGATGAAACCATCGATTGTATCGACTCCACGGATTTCTATCTGGAGTACCTCGAGCAACTAATATGTAGTCCTTATATTGCGGGAAGGATGTGGCAGTACTGAACGGGCTTTGGTCAAAGGGCTCATCATCAAATAATAATGCCCTTTCTTGAGAATATGCACTAATAATTTCCAAATCAGTTTCTGCAACTAATCGAATTGCAGTTCCTACCCCCTCTACATACCAATAGCCTGTTGCATAGTTTATAGGAAAAATGTTACCTTCAAATTTTAATTTCATTCCGTTTGATAAAGGAATGCCGTTACTCATAGTATATGTTTGTTTGCCTAAAATATCAGCATCAACATTTAAATATGTGTTTTCATCAATATCTAATACATGGAATACTCCACCAGTATCAACACTGTTTTCGCTAACATAATATAATACATCAGGTGAATTAACCCCTACAGTAAATGTTATTGTGCCTGATTCAACTGCAGAATTAGAAACTCCAATGGTATACCTATCTAGCGTGCCTGCTACCCTAGCAGTTTTAATACTAAACGGATTGCCTGGAGAGTTAATAATAAATGTATATGTTTGACCCCTATACAAAGTTAGAGTAGGATTGCGTGTTAGTCCATCAGGTGAGAATAAAAATGCATAATTGTCTGATTCATCAACTGCATCAACGGTATATGTACTTTCTATATCTAGTTGCTGTCCGGTAATGCTAATTGGTGCTGGGCCATACGGTAACCAGTAGTATTGTTGGTAATTAACAAATTTATCCCAGTTAATATGTGGATTCCACGAGTATGATTCTTGACTGTTTAATTTTTCATGATTTAATGCATTGCCGCCAAGAACATCAACATGATTTATATGATCAATATAGTCTTTGTAAAAATTAGTATTTCCAAGATAGTCTCGAATAACTGCCGCTGGTTCTAATTGATAATTTTGTCGTGTGGTATCAGCAGCTTTTACAAAAATATCATCCGATGTTATTGCCTTGGCCGTTTGTCGACCAATATAGCCATTAATTTTTTTAACCGCACCTGGCTGGGTTAGTTGATCCAACGTTGCTTGTAAAAACTTTTTATTACTATCTGTTCTAAAAACTCTTGGCAACAAGTTTGCCGAATCTCTGTTGTCAGCACTTGACAGCGGCAGGCCTGATTCGTTCTGATCATTATTTGCCATTAGTAACTCCCACTGGTAATAGACTGTGTACTTAAAATAGTTGGCGTTGTAGTTATTGCGCCAGCACTGTTAATTTTACTAGCAGTTACAGCCGATATAATTTCAAGATTATCGATGGTTGCACCGTTAATAAAAATTTGATCTTTTTCTGATCTTATTTCATATAGGCCGCCAAACGATAGCGTATTATCTTTAGGCACTATTAAAAAGTTTACAATGTTAGGAGTTAATTTACTCATTATATAAGATGATAGTTCGCTAAAATAAAAGCTGTCGCCAAAGTCCCAGTTTTCAAGCGAAAAGAATTCATTAATTGATGACAAGACTCTTGATTTAATATCGTTATCACTGATGACAACTTCTGCATTTTTTACAATCTTAAATGTTGCTTGCACGTCTGAAGAAGCTTTTTCGCCAAATAATACTTTATATTTCACTGGGTGATAAATTAATTCATCACTTATCGATTTGATCTTGTTAAGGTCTGTGGCCAATAATGTGTACAAATAATCAGTGCTTGGCGGCCGCGGTTCAGTAGATATTGTTCCTGCTAACCACTGACGATATATTTTATCATATTGCTTAGTTAATATAAATGTATCAATGATATTGGTCAATCCTGGATCTATACGAGACTCATAATCTGCATTATGAATATATTGGAACTTAATATCTCTACGACCAGAATATACTTTATAATTTAATGATGATGTAAACGTAGAAGTAATCTTGTTAAGTTGTTTAATAGCACCAATATCTTTAAAATAAAAATATTGTTTGTCAACATAACTAGAAACTAATGTTGGTTGAGTGTTTACAATTAATACTGTATTGTTACTATTATCAAATAATCGATAATCTTCTTGTCCCTGAGCAATAATATATCGTTCAAGTATTACATATTTTTTATTGTCTGGAGAGTTAGTTATATCTACAATTTCTTCAAATAGGCTAGGATTATCTACTACACTGTCGTCGTCAGAATCGCTAAAAGTAACTTGAATTTTCTTTGTATCAACATACCCGTCAAGTCCGGTATATTCCTCAGTAATTTCCCAATCACGATCATAGGTAAATGAGTTAACAAAACTTGGAGGTGCAGTATTAATGCCTAGCACCTTGATTTTATCTTTCACAACGGTGTTGGTCCTGGTATCATAAATTTTATCGCTAGCATCAAAGAAGAATCGAATCTGAGCATCACTTTCAAAAATATATCTAATTAATCTCGATGTTACTGTGTAAAACTCAGTATCAGTAGTAAACAATAATAACCAACTAGAATCTTTTTGTTGGTTTGAGTTATTACCCTGATTAGCAGTATTAAAATTATCTAAGGTATTTAAATTTACTTCAAATACAATTTTCCAAGTGGATGTTTCAATATCATATCGTAATCCGAACGGTTTATTTGAAAACATTAAATCTACCATAGTAGCAATAGTAGTTGTATTGATTGAAGATTTCCATGCTGGGATAAGTTCTAATAACACTGCGCCTGTTGGGATAACGTCATTTAACACAACAGTGCCCGAACCGTCAATAAGTGTTCCGTCTCCGCCACTAGTTCCGTCTCCAACAACAGATATTACTTTTGCCCATAAGATAGAAGTTAAATTTGCAGAGGTTGCAGAACCTAAAACTATTGCATTATCATTAGTTTTATCAAAATAATATCCAGACGGTGCTGTAAATTTTAATAGGGCACCAGGAGTTACAAATCGTAAATTAGTATTAGTATACGAGCCTAACTGGTACGGCGCAGCAAGTTCTCCAATGTATCCAGTTGTTTGATTAGTATCTACTGTATTACTGTACCAGTTAACATCTAACGAATCAGTGGCAATTCTAAAGAATTTTGAGTAATAAAAATCACGTAGTTGAGTAGTTTTTAAAGTTTCATATATTTGATTATAAATTACTGCTTCAATATCTGTACGGGTTGCAAACGTAAATCTAAAACTAGTAGTATATTCTTCTTTATATATTGCGCCGTCATCGCCGAACAGGTTCGTTTTACTATATTTGCCAGTTGGATCAACTAGATCAAAGTATCTGCTAATACCGCTGGCACTTCTATTGACTGCTTTAACTTTAACAACATCTTGATTAACGCCTAGTGGACTTAGGTTATAATCTTCAGCAGTTATCATTCTATTTTGAGTATAATAGGTAGCAGGGGCATTATTTTTAATGCTGGTATTTGATTCAGCTTCTGCTGCATTGCCCACTGATGTTTGTAAACTTAATGTTAACGTTAAAGTTTCCGCTTGACCAACATTAGACACATATGGAATTGAGATACCTACATTTTTTACATCGCGGGGGTTAATGGTGTAGCTAATGCCGTTGCTTGCACGATAGTAAACTCTAAATGTTCCACGAGGTAAATTACCAAATGTACCATCACTGAAAACTAAACTTACTCGATCATTAGATCGAGTAGTGACATTATAAATGTTTCTAATAGATTTATTCAAACTATTATAGATAATATTGTTGCCTTCAAGGCTTGGAACTTTTGCCCAATATTCTGACTCAACGCCATTTTGATCTAAACGATATAACCATACATCAGTGTTGTTAACGTTGATTGCGTCAAGGTCAACCGTTTCATTTGTAGCAGGCTGATCAATAGTAAATGTACCTTGATTTAATAGGCCTTGTCTGAAATGCAGAAAGAACCCGCTGCTACTACTACCGGCGCCTCGACCGTCATTTCTATAGACAAATGCCATTCTATTGCCAATAGTAGGCGGCTCTTCGTATATTTCTTCGCCGCCGTTGAACGTAGTAGATACTACTTCAAAGGTCATATTTCTTCCGTCAATTGCTTTGGCAAAACTGTACACAGGTACATTAACATTAGATCCTTGGAATCGATATTGCTCTGTGGAAATACCATATACATCCGCTTTATCGTCAGGATTTCCAAACTGGCGGGTTGCAGGCAATGCTGCATTTATAACTTTGATAAATTGATCATACCAGTTGGGGTTAGCTGGGTCGTTCCAACCAATAACTTGATTTGCAAGATTTCTGCCGTTAGAGTCAACTACTGTTTGAGTAGTTTGTACTGCTGTAAATTTCAATAGACCGGATCCTGCAATATTACGTTTTGGGTTGTAACTAAGCAAGCGGGCTAGACGTAATACGCTGTCACGACGCTCTGCTAACTCTAAAAAGTTTTCGCGAGCGTTTAAATCTGTACGAAAACTGATGCTTTGGCCAAGGAACGCAATTAGATCAATAAGGGCTAAGTATTCTGAGCTTTCAATGTAATCGTTAAAATCTTCCGGATAGTTTTCACGGATATAATTAATCATTACTCTGCGAAGATTTTCAAAGTCGTAGCTTTGGAAATCTGCATTACGAAACGTCTGGTATATACGTTTCCAATCTTCTGCTACCAGTAATCTATTTTGTCGATCAGTTGCTGACATACGCCCTTCCCAATTATTGAGTATTTAGCGTAGTTTATTATGTAGGAGTTTAATTCACAAGTCCGTTAGCTTGATCAAATTTCAGCTGTATAGACTCTTGTATATAGTATGGGAGATAGGTTAGTCTACATTCAATCTGTAGGCCACTTTCGTATTGTGTGATAATAACTTGGTCAGCTCGAACACGTGGATCATAGTTGATAATGTCCTCAACATTCTTTGCCACTAGCTGTTTAAGTTCTTCAGTCAGCGGCTCAAATATCACGTCCCAGATCACTGTACCAAATGTTGGATCATTTAATTTTTCACCTTGTCTTATATGAAAATGGTTGAGAATGTCTTGCTTGATTAGAGCAAGATCATATAGTGCAAAGCTGGTAGCATCTGCAGATATGGTACTAAACCCTTTATAGGTCTTAGTACCAGGAACATTCTGTTGGGTTCGAACTCCTGGTAGAGTAATCTTTTCATATAGTTTAGGATTAGCTGACATAGTAGTATTTAAGCTC